TTCGGGTTGACGTTGATTTTCTTCGTTTTCTTTGCGGTATTGGTAAATACTTTCTTGTCGGTTTTCGGATTTACGGTTTTACGGTAGCTCATGGCTGCACCTCCTTTTTTTTCTCTAATTTTACCAAAAAAAAAAAAAAACAATGGCATTTTCCGTGCCATTGCTGATTTTATGTCTTTTCCGATAACAGGAGCTTCTTCTGTAAACGGCAGCGCGGAGCCCTGCGCACCTTAAAAGACCGGAGCGGAGTTTTACTCCGTCCCGGTCCATTTAAATCAAAAGCAGGTTCAGCGCTGCACGCCTGTTTTCCGCTTGCTGCATGTAGTGCCCTTATTTAGCCGTTCTTTATACTTCCTCTCTTATGAGCTGTTTAAATTTTTCTTGATTCCGCTGATCTTTTAGTTTATAATACTCTTGCATAGTTAGGCCGGTCTGTTTGAGCTGACTAAATAACGCGTCATTGGCGAGTTTTCGCCGTTTTCGCTTTATTTCTTTCAGTTCTTCGGATTCGGCTTTTATTATTACATCTTCAATTCCTCTGCATTCTTCTTCCGTCAGCGGTTCGGCTTCTGAGTGTTCCAGGTCAAAGAGCTTGTCAAAGTATGTAGGCGGCTTACAGCTTCTTCCTTTCTTGAGTTGTATTTTGTCCTCTTTATAGATTTCCTCTTTGTGTTCCTCGTAATATCTCCATCCGATTGCCGGATTGGTTGACATTCTGCTATCCTCTGGCTGTATTGCCAGGTTTTTGTAATATTCTTTTGCGCCTGCTCCATAGCTCTTTTTTGTGCAGTATCTTGCTGTATATGCCATGCTTTCCCATTCCGCTGCACCGATGATCACAAAGCCTTTGCCCCATAGTTTCGTGAGCCATTCACAGGTATAGTATACTTTGCCTTTTGCTTTTTTGTACTCCTTCAGCTCCTCTTTTTCGATTTTTAAGCCGTATACTATTGCATGATAGTGCGGTCTGTGTGTTTTTCCTCCGTATTCGCCGCCAGCGTAATACATTAGATCGTTTTTCTTTTTGCCGTTGTAGGTTATGTAGACCGCTCTGTTGTTGTACTCTGTCCAGCGTCTGAGCCTTTTCCAAAATTTTTCTAAGTCTGTATAGTCGAGCGTCATGTTTTCCGTTACCACTTCGCCTGTCAGTTCATCCACGCCCAGACCTTGGTCGTAGCTCATTGGTGCGTGTTCGTTATCGTATGTTAATGTCAAAAACCATGCTTGATCGTGGTATGGCAGTTCCATTTCCATGCGGTTTGCCCAGCTCTTGCCCCTGTCCATGATGCAGCCATTACAATGTTTGCATGGGCACAGCACTGCTTTGCCGTCTTTGATCATCTCTTTCAGTTCTCGTTCGCGTCTTTTTTGTGTCGCTATCATGTCCGGTTCGCCGGTTCTTTTTTTTCCGTGCTGTATGTACCAGTTCAGCGGCGCAAAATAGTCTTTTTCGTTCTCGCTAAAAATTCTGATGTTCGGTCTTGCGCATGCCATGTATGGACGTTTCCTCCTTCCCGGGGAGAGTGGGGGGAATAGACCCTCTTGATGTCTATTCCCCCCACTGACACAAAATTTAGCTCCCGCTTATTTTTTGCCATGGATTTTTGTTTCCCTTTGGCGCGGTGCAACCGCGTCAAATTTGCTTGTTTTCGCCGTGTTCGTTTTTTAGTATGAACGTCAGCTGGTTTATTGCTTCTCTTACGCAGTCACTTTTGTTATACTTTACGCATTTGAAGTATTCATAGAGCCAGTTTAAGTTTTCTACTTCTTTCACGGTTAGGTTTATGTTCATTCTTTCTACTACTTGACTTTTCATTGTTGTGCCCCTTTCTAGGCAAAGTGTACGATTGATACACCCATATTATACACCTCTTTCCTGTGTTTTTCAATTACTTTTTTTTGCTCTGGTATTCCAGCTGACCCTTTCCGGATAGCGCGTAATTTTTTTCTGTTCCGTGGTCGGTCGTGCTGGTGTTTCCGCTTGTTGTGCTCTGCTCTGTTTTTGCCAGTGCGCTGACATCTTTTGCACTGCTGCTCACGATGTCGCTTGTGATTTGTCGGAATGCTTTTTCTTCATTGTAGCCACCCATTTGCCGTGCTGCGTTGATGGCTGCTTGCGCCTGTTGTAAAAATTGCGATGTATTGTTTCCGTAGTCGTACATTGTTTGCATTTCGGCCATTTTTGCTGCCGGAATGCTGTTTGCCTGTGTGTGACTGTAGCTTTGCGCTCCCAGGCTCGCTTCCGCTCCGCCTCCTGTGTTTGCTCCGTAGCCGTTGTATGCTGCCAACACCGGGTTCAAACCTGCCGCTTTGAGATCTGCGACGCCGCGTTGGTAGCTCGTATTGCTCATGCGCTCTGTCCAGTCTCTTTGTTTTTGCGCTTCTGCGCTGTTGTATCGCATTGCGCTGCTCTGGCTTGCCGCATTCATTGCGTTTGCTGCTAGATTGCTGCCTAGGTTCATCAGGTTGCCAAGTGACCACATACCTGTTTGCAGGTTGTTTGCCGTGGTTGCCTGTCCCGCGTTCCAGTTTGCTGCCCCTGTCGCGTTGTTTCCTGTTGGTGTCCCCAGAGCGCTGTTGAGTATGCTTGCGATTCCTGATATGCTGCCTTGCTGCCAGTTGCTTCCGCTGGTTGTTGTGTTGCTGGTCATGCTTCCGCTGCTTGCGGTGTTTCCGAAGCTCGTGTTCATGCCCATCTGCCCCATGCCGCTGCTTGTGTTGCCGCTGCTGGTTGTGCTGCTTGTCAGGTCTTTTATGGTTTTTCCAAGTTGTCCAGCGAGACTTACACCTCCGGTTATGATCGGCAAAAGTCCTGCAAGTGTTTCAAGTACTGCCATGCCTTTACCTCTTTAGATCGTTTCCAGTCCAGGCACGCTGTAGATCGGCATGGGTCTTGTCCATGTCTGGTCGAAGTAGAGGTTCGCAATAAACTGGTGCGCGTTGCTGCTCTGAACTGCCAGCGTGCGGTCGATGTTTTCCGTGCCCTCTTTTATCCAGGTGCTCGATAGTGTCGGCAGGCTTGTGTATTTGTCGCCGTAGTGCCACGCGTCGAGTGTCTGAGCGTAGGTGCTGCGCATCTCGCTGGTGATCATGTTGGTGCGATACCTGTAGTCGGCCCAGGCTTCCTGGTAGCCGAATACTTCCTCATCTTTTGCGTTGCCCTGTGCATAGATTTCCTGATTCAGAACTGCTTGTTCGCCGAGGTTTGCCAGCATTGGGTCATAGTAACTAAACCGTGTGCTGCGTGTCCACATCCGGCTCAGACCTTGCTGATAGCTGTGATCTACCCTGATTGCTGCCAGTCCGATGACGTAGCCATGTTCCGTTGCCGAATAGGTGCACATTTTGCGACTTAGGGTCGTCAGGCTATACGCGCCGGTGTTGCCCTGCGGGCTCGTGCTGTCGGTGCTCGACGTTTGCACCACCTGATTGATATTGATCGGCATTCGATACCCACCGATATACTCGCTTCGGTCAAGTCGTGCGTCCGGACTGGTTACACCCCATGCGCCAGCGAGGATTTCTTTGTATCTGGTGCCGGTCCTTGCGTCTCGTTCCAGGATGTGTTGCACTGCGATCGCGTTCCGCAATTCGTTGATGGTTGTTGCTGCGATGTCTTGCAAGTTTGCTCCCAGCACACCGTTATTGATGGTTGTTCCTGTTGCTGTTGATGTGCCGCTTACAGTTACCGCTTTGTCGTTCGAGAATGATCTGCCGATATAAGTATTCTGCTTGTTTGCTGTTGACGCGCTGCCGTTTCCCAGGTAAATTCTTTCTGTGAGCTGATTTGTTAAGTTGTTGTCCGTAAAGAGTTCTACAGGTGCGTTACCTGTCAGGCTGATGGTTATCGCTTCGCCTTTTTGTGGCGATGGGAGGCAGCTTGTAAAGTAGTCTTTGTATTTTGCCACTTTGAGTGGCAGCCCTCCGGCTTCTGCGTCGGTCAGCGCCGTGCCGGTGTTGCTGCCTTGCGTGGTTGCGTCGTCCTGGCTCATGGTTACCGGCTGTTGCAGGTTTTCGTCCCTAAACCATTCGTTCCAGATCTTCGCATATGCGCGGAGTGGCATGCTGTTGACACTCAGGTTTGCTACGCCTGTCGGGATCCCGAAGTAGTCTGCGATGGTGCCAACTTTCCACCCGCCTGACGGTGCTTTGGTTTGCGGCGTCGTGTAATCTACCGTTTCTGCCCAGAATGTCGAATCATTCTGTCCCATCAGGTTTTCAAAGTGTTTCCACAGCAGGCGTGCCGGCACGAAGAAAAAGTAGAAGTCAACATACGCGTTATCCATGACCGGATAAAGTGGAGTTGCCATTCTGATTAGGCCGTTAAGATTGATCTTGAAAGTGTCTGCCGGGAGTACCTCGTCGCAGTAGATCGGCACCAGATCGCCTTCGTTCATCGTGGTCAGTAGGCCGAAGTCTCGTTTAAAGCTGCTGCGCCTGATTTCTGCGTGTGGAACCTGACTGTAATGCTGTTCACTGTTTCGGTTCATGCTTTTCGTCCTCCTTTGGTGATACTGCTGCACCAGGCTGTTGTGCTGCAGCATCATTTTTCGTCACAATGCCCATTTTTTTGAGCCACTCTTCTTCGCCTGCGTTTGCTGCCCAGGTTTCAAAGCTCATGTCAAATGCCTTTTTGACTTCCAGCGGCAGCGCGTCGAACTGATCTCGTTTTTCGTTCATCAGGTTTAGCCACTCTGTGTACGTTTGCGGGAGTTTGCTGGTGTCGATGTAGTAGCCAGGTCGTGCGAGTGCGGTCTGGTCGCCAGCTGCGTATCTGCTCAGAATGCTCATGACGTCGCATTCGTCCCTGTAGCTCTGGATTTTCTCATAAGTGTTTACTTCGCCCACTTTTTCCAGGTATGCTTTCCCGTTTTCGTCGTAGCGTTCCTTATACTGCGGTTCCATGATGTTTCCGGGCTCGTTCGGTCTGCTTTCCGGCTTTTCGTCCTCGTAGGGTTTAAAGATTTTCATGCTTTTTTTCCTCTTCCAGGTTGTAAACCAGCTTCGGCACGCACGGATTGATTGCGCCGGTCTCGTTGTTGTAGGTACCCATCAGATAGATGCGCTTGTCGTCGCAGTCTGCTTTTTCGGTTTCCTTCATTAGCCACTTAAAGGTTCTCTGGGCAACTTTGGCGTTCACGATCATCAGGTTCCCGAAGGTTCCTGCCAGCTCGTCTTTGATTGCGTAAATTTCAAACTCCATATTTTTCCTTCCTTTTCTGCTGGTCATCGTCCAGCGCTTTGAAGAGCTCGTTTTTGTGTTTTAGGCCGATTCTGATGCATTTGCGTGCGATATCGCTGTAGGTTGTGACAAATTCTTCTCGCCAGTCTTGGATTTCTTCAAAGTCCTCCGGTGTCAGGTAGATGCTCAGACTTGTCATGCCTTTGTTTTCGCCTGGTCGTGCTCGTCCAATCACAGTCTGATGCCTCCTCGGCTCGGTTTCGGGTTGACGTTGATTTTCTTCGTTTTCTTTGCGGTATTGGTAAATACTTTCTTGTCGGTTTTCGGATTTACGGTTTTACGGTAGCTCATGGCTGCACCTCCTTTTTTTTCTCTAATTTTACCAAAAAAAAAAAAAAAC